ATCACAGAGTTCCGTGGTGATATGGAAGCATGGTTAGGTGATTTCAAACTCCCAGCATATCGGGTTATGAAGTTTAATACTGAAAACTTTAAGCGCTAAGGATAAGCCATGACCGCACAAATTTCTCTCCAACCAATGGTGACAACCAATGCCGCTGGCTTATTTAACGTAAACAGCGCAGGTTTTACCCAAGGCGATGCACAAGATGATCCAGCAGTTAAGTTTGCTCTTGCTGGTGGTGTTCTCTCAACTTTGGCTACTTTGCCTTTATGGGGCGGTGTTCCAATTTCAGAGATCATCCCTGTTGCTCAACAAGGCGTTTACTCTGGTGACTATCAGCCCGGTACTGATACATTAGGCGGAACAATCATCCAATCAGATGAAGCTACTGCTCCTACAGGTATCGCTGTATTCAACCAAGCTTTCCAAGGTATTACAACCCCACAAAGTACTGCTCCTTTGTATTCACCCGGTATGTCCGTAAACTTCTATCGTTTTGGTAGCGGCGCGCGTATTCCATTGCCTTGTGATGCTTCAGTAGTCGCTTTAGCAGGTTCTTCTATCGTTGAAACTGTTTATTGGGATACAGTAAATTTCCGTTTAACAACAACCTCTACCAGCAATTTTGCTGTTCCTTGCAAAATCTTGCGTATCAGTACATCTGGTAACAAGATCGTAAGCTATAGTTCTGTTACTGGTAACGCTAACTGGTCTAATACCATTGTTGGTGGTTCTACTTCTGCTCCTGTAGCAGTAGTTCAAATCTAAGAAAGGAACTAGATCATGTCAGGTTTTGCACCTTCGTATGTAACAGTAAATCCGCATCACATGATGCCTGAGCTAATTATGCAATATAGCTTGGCTTCTGGTGCGTTTACAACTCTGGCAACAGAGAATCCTATGCCTCGCCTCGGTGAAGCTGACCTTTATGTTTATGCTAAAAAAGTTCAGTTGACAACTCAAGTATCAGCTAATCAATCAACGGCTAACCAGTTGCCTAGCGCATCTGTTATCCCTTCGATGATTAGTACTGCTACTTATCGTCTACAAACCCGCGCGCAATATGACAACTTCGATGAAGCGGCTACTGGTGCTTGGGGTTATGCCCTACCAGAAGCTCTCCGTTTAGCGGCTCGTCAAGGTATCGCTCAACAGTTGCGTAATGCACTTCTCTATGGCTATAACCCAGCCAATGGCGAAGGCTTGCTCAATACTGCTGGCGCTACACGCGTGAACTTAGGCGCAGATAGCAATGGTAATGTTGGCTATAGCACATGGGATTCAGGTCAATTGGCTCAGTTCTTGTTGAACATGATTGGTAATTTAAAAACTACCACTCTGCAAATTGGTCAACCATTGCGTTTAGTTTTTCTAGCTCCACAACGCTTCATTCAACAAATCTCTTACGGCGGCATCGTGTCATTGACACAATTCCAACGTATCGGCGCTGGTGTAGAAACCACCGCTGGATTAGTTGAAACTGTAGCTTCTTGGGCTGGCGGCGATGATGTTTCCTTCGCGGCTGACGATACTCTCGTTGGTCAAGGCTACGGCGGTACTGATGCAATCATCTTGGTTGCTCCAGAACTGAAAATCCCACGCGCTAATGCACAAATCAACACCAACGTATTTGCTACTTTGACGCCAAATCAAACTGCAACTACTTTGATGCTTTGTGACGTAGCCGCACCAACTGAAATTCCTACTCCATTGCCAGACGGCGGTATTACCACCCTCTACACAATGCGTAGCACTTCAGGTTGGGGTATCCGTCCAGAAGGTATGACAATTTTGTCAGCCGCTTATTAAAATCCTTCACGGGAAGTTGTAGCCGCCCTTCGGGGCGGTTTTTTAACAAGATTTAAGAAACCAAGTGATGCTGGTTACTTTCTTTATGGGGGGTTGGAGGTCTAAAAAACCTCGCATCATCAATCCCCCACCCATCTAGGGGAAATATCATGGAATTATTTATTGCAAACTGCTCTAAGCAAGATTTTTTGTTTACTTATATGTTGCCAGAGAATCAAAGACCTTTTTCTCATAAAATCAGGGCTGGAGCGCAAATGCGTTTGGTTCAAACCCAAGTAGAAGCTGACGTTATTATTAAACAGCACCTTCCTTATGGGTTAATGGAAGCAACTCACGTCAAAAAAGGCTTTGGTGGGCTTTGCTATCGTTTTAGCAAGCCAATTAGCGTAGAAGCTATTGAAGCGGGTATTGGGCAATCGGATCAAGAAAATATTGACCGCGCCCAAGAAGCTAGAAGCATTACAGCGGCGGCTCAAGATCAGATCATTTCGCTTAAAGCCCAAGAAATGGGTATTAAGCAAAAAGGCGGTATTGAGTTTGAAGTAACTGAAGATAAAAAGAACGCCGCGGATCAAGAAGTAAAGTTTGACCAAAGAATTGAGGTCATACATGAAGGCGAAGGACAAAAAGGTCGTGGTAGACCAAGAAAGTCGGTATAAAAGAACTCCCTTCGGGGAGTTTTTGATTTAGAATGTAAAAAATATTTCTAGGATAGTTCTATGGCTGATCCAATCGTAAGTCCCCCTTCTTTAACAGGATTTATCGCGTGGGCGCAAGCCGTTATGGGGATACCCACAACTGCTATGTCCCCTGATGATCCGGGCTGGAACTATGCCTATGTAATCGCTAAAGACATTGTTCCGACTGATTTTGCTAATACAGTAAAGGACATTTACACTTTAACAGTCTATAACTGGGGCGGTAGCCAACTATTGCAGTTTCAGCAAGATTATCCCGGTCAAACCTATTTCACCACATTACGCAATCAATTTGGCATTAATAACTTTGTAGCTGGCGTCATAAATGCCGCTGGCGATGTAAGCACCCATGAAGCACTCTCTATAGGACACGGATTGCGCGACTTGAGCCTTTTAGACCTCCAACGCATTAAAGACCCTTACGGGCGCGTAGCGCTATCCTATATGCAACAACTTGGCACTCTTTGGGGGCTAACTTAATGAGTTTAAAATTAGGTCTAGGCGTAATAGATGTTCCAGAACCTTATGGTGACCCTCCAAAATCCACTTATGAAGTAGGTATGGACTTGGAAAAACGCTACGGCATATTTACAATGTTTTATAACTTCCGTGAAAAAGAAATATCCGAATTAATAGCTAAAGATGCCGCAATTGGCTTAGAAATGATGCTAAAAGGTGAATCGGTTGATATAGCAAGTGTATTCGCCGTAAGTTCCGAAGAAATTACCGACAAAATGCACGACTTTATTACCCAGCGCGAAGTAGAAAACATTGCCTCCACATACGGAGAACAAGGTATCCCTACTCAAGCCGCTATAGATGGTAAGAGTTTTAGATTTGATAAAGGGTTTACAGCTAAACGTCAAGTTAAGGGTTTAAAAGGTACAGGCACAGCATTTACTAAACGTAACCAAAAACGCGAAGCTGTTGCGCGCCCATCATTTATGTATTCTGGCGTATTTGAAGCTTCTTTAAAAGCGGAGATTAAATAATGGCATCAGCCGTAGAAGCCGCGCAAGCAAAACCGCAATTAGGCGCTGGGTTAGCACAAGGCGTAGAAACGCTTTCGGGTAATGAACAAGTAACCTTTACGCTCTATGTTAAATTGGTTTTGCCTTTAGACGGATACGTATTTTGGGTAAATGCTAGTCTTTTGACTGATTCTGCCCTTTTTAACGCATCGCAATATAACAAATTACTTTATAACAATTACCCTGAAGGCGTACCTGCAAGACAATTAGTAGCTAGTGGCTCATTCCATTTTAGTAGTGATGTTCAAATGTTGGAAGATCGTCAAACTGTGTTTAACCACACTACTTTTACTTCTTTGGTAGAAATAGCCGATTTCAACTTAATTAACCCTCAGTTTCAATATATAGCAACTTATCAAGGGATGCGATTTGCCTTTAATACTAGGGCAAACTTCTACAAACAAGCCGATTTATACCATTATCGTGGCGATGCGCTGTATTCAGTAATGAATACCCAAATCATTGACACAATGACAGGATTTGATACTCAAAGCGTAATTGTGTCCAATAGCTTACCTATTTGGCTTAGTTTGAACCAATTTTTCCCTATGTACCCGTCTTATTTGGTAGACCAAAACATTGTCCCAGCTTATGCGGCTGTCGATATTAATCCAAGCCTAACTACTGCATTGCAAGATTTTCCATTATTAGACCCCGATTCAAACCCTTTCCAATTGGTCAAAGATACTGTAAAAATAACTATGTATGGTATTCGTAACCATGAAGCACTTAATTTTGTGCAATATATACTTGATTACAGTCGAAATACCGACAATATTGGCTTAATGAATATGCCTGTAATGCAAGACGAAAAAATGACTCAATCTGAGCTAGGAATCATGGCGCAAAAGAAAACCATTACTTTTGAAGTAAGTTATTACCAAACTACAGTAAATAATGTAGCAAGAGAATTAATAGAACACGCATTTATTTCCCTGACAGCAAGTACTATTCCAGTTTAAAATTAAGTAGTAATATGTTGTTATCTAAAACAAGTGTATAAAAGGAGTTACAAATGGCAATTACTTCAAACCCAGCAATCCAGAATGGCGCAGTTTCTACTGGTCTAGGTATTCATTCTTTTTTAAATATTACTGATACAACAGTAATTAAAACTGTTCCGGGTCGCATCTGTACAGTTAATGTTCTTATCGCTGGAACATCAGTCGGTACTGTATTTGACCATGCGGCAACATCAGGTCTTGTTACCGCAAATTTAGTAGCAGTAATTCCTGAAGCTGTTGGAACTTATGTAATTAATTTCCCATGCGCTGTAGGTATTGTTATTACGCCGCCACCAACTGGTACTGTTTCTGTTAGCTTCAATTAATTAGGGGGCAATTATGCCAAATATTGTAAATGTCGTTGTCACTCAACAAGTGGCAAGCGCACCTAATCAGCTACAGCAGACAGGGGCGTTTGTATCACAAGGTGGTACAACTTTAGCCGCTGGAACTACTCAACTGTTAACTCAGTTAAGTGATTTAACCAGCATCCTTAGACCTGCAACTGCAATTACTTCTCTTACTTGGGCAACCAATGTGGTAACTGTTACAACCACTACTGCTCATGGTATTCCAAGCGGTGATACAGTTCAAATTGTTATTGCTGGATGTACACCAACGGGATATAACGGCACTTTTGCTGGTACTTCTACTGGCACAAATACAGTTACTTATCCATTATTGACAAATCCGGGATCTGAAACAATTGCGGGAACTTTGCAACTTAATTCTACTTTAGAGTTAACAGCAATGGGCAATACTTTCTTTGCTCAAGGTTCTACTGTTTCTGTATTTGTTTTGGAATTAGGCGTAAATACTGTAACTAATGGAATTACTGAATTAGAAACTTACATTACAACTAATGTTGGTCATCCACCAACTTCTTCAACACCACAGTTTTATAGCTATTTATTGCCTATTGAATGGGATGTAGTTGGTGCAGAAACAATGGCTGGCTTATATGATGGTACAACTGCACAAGTTTACTTTTATGTATCTAGTACATTAGCTACTTATTCTGGTTGGGAAGGTAAAAAATCAGCATTTGTTACTTTACCAAGTCCAAATGCGCCAGCACAAGAATTTAGTGCCGCCGCTATTTTTTGGTCATCTTTGGCATATAATCCAAGCGTAAGTAATTTAGCTCATCCTTTTGAATATACTTATGTTTATTCTGTAACTCCTTATAGCACTTTAACCAATACTCAACAAACTCAATTGTTGGCGGCTGGTGTGAACTGGGTAGGTACAGGCGCACAAGGCGGTATTTCAAATACGCTGATTGAAGGCGGTACTTTTATGGATTTAAACCCATTTAATTACTGGTATTGTGTGGATTGGCTTTCTATTAATGTGGCTCAAGCTTTATCTGCGGCAATTATTAATGGTTCTAATTTGCCAACAAATCCTTTGTATTACAACCAAGCTGGTATTAATACCTTGCAAAAAGTAGCACAAGCAACAGTAAATAATGGTATTTCGTTTGGATTGATTCTTTCACCTGCTTCTGTAGTAGCAACTCCGTTTACTACTTATGTAGCACAGCATCCCGGTGATTATGCAACTGGTACTTATAACGGCTTGAGCCTGACATTTGTTCCATTGCGTGGATTCAGTTCTATTACGATCTACTTAACTGCAAGCAACATTCCAGTTTAAGGGGAAAATAAATGGCAAATCCACAAATCCAACAAGGTACATTAAATCGGCTACTGGCTTCTGTAGTCTATGCCGATTTTCAGCAACTTAATGTAACATCAGGCTATTTGTCTAAAGAGGCAATTAGTTTGGCTTTTGATGGTGACACATCAATGCTTATACCAACTCTAACTGGTGCAGTTACCAGTCCAGAGCCGTATATTTTTGGTACTGTTACTATTCACTTACTCAGAACGCAAGCTCTCGGTAATGCTTATAAAACACAAATTGAAACAAATACAACAATGGGTTCTGTAACTGTTTATCCAGATACCCAAGTATTGTCTGCATTTCAATTAAATAATTGTGTTTTGATGAGCATTAATGAAGCAACTTTTGACGGCAATCAAGCTGGATTAGTTGTTCGCTTGCGTGGTGTTTATAGTGTTAATGCTTCTTTATTTTCCGCATCCTAAATGAAAGAATAAATTGAAAATTGATCGTAATCTGAACCTTGTGATGCAGGTACAGACTGAAAGTTATGGAAAAGTTTATATTCATTCCACATCAATCAGTCGTTCTGTTTTTGAGCAATTTTATTTAGTTATAGGAAAAGTGTTTAGCCAATGCTTTGATGGCATAAGCGAAGCACATTTAGCTTTAACTGCACCACAACTTGCTTACCCCGCCCTAAAGTCTATTGCTATACAAGCAGGAACTTGGGAAGGGGTAGGTGGAGTTAAGTTTGGATTAGTAAACGAGATTATCCGTTTAACTAATATTGTAATAAATACTGAAGGTGGATGGGAAACCATTACTTTTGATACAGCAATAAAGCGTGGAATTCTGGATGATGATGAAGAACATGAAATATTAAGTTCGTTGATTTTTTTTACAGCAATCTCCAAGGTTGCACCGAGGGATTTGAAAAATTCCTTCTTGGAGATGGTGGGTGCGTTGCGAAACTGGGAACTTACATCATTAGACTCTACGGAATACAGGAATGGTTTGCCGATATTGAGCAAGAAAGAAGGTACTGGCAAGAAGGTGAAGGAATCATTAATAGTGTCTTAGAATATATAACCTATATGAATTTCGGTGAATTTATGAAAGAAATTGGCTTGCAATGGGAAGATACAGCCGATTTTAAACAGCGATATTTAATTAGGGCGATTAAGTCTAAAGCGTTGTTTTAATTACTAGGAATATAAAATGGCAATACAATCGGTAATTGAAATTGATGTATTAGACGAAAAGTTTAAAGCCTTTCAACAAGAGTTTGAAAAGTATAAAAAGTCTACCAAAGAATCCACTAAAGAGTGGAAAGAAGTAAATACTTTTATTGGTAAAGCACTTAATCAGCAAAAAGAGTTTAATAAATCCCTTAAAGATGGCGTAAAGCAACTTAAAGAAGCCGCCGCTCTTACATCTGCTATTGCTGGAGATATGGCTGGTATTGCCCTTTCAGCGGCTAAATGGGTAGCTTATTCCGTTATTGGTGGCTATACAGCTATGGGTGCATTAGCCTATAAAGCCAATGCCGTTACCAAAGAATCTAGTGCTTTAGGAATAACAAGGGCGCAATTGCGTTCAGCTAGAGTTTATGGCAATCCATATTATGACAATATGGAAGGAATGATGGGTAATATTCAAGACCTTCAATCTTCTTTAGGTGGCAGATGGAAAATAGATAGATTACTTGGCGGTGATTCTTCAAAAAATCCTTACGAAAATCTTGTTCCAATATTCAATAAAGTAAGAGAAGCCAAAGCAACTTCTGGTGGATTTGTAGATGTTGCAATGGGTCAAAATCCAGCATTTCAAAATGTATTAACAAAACAAGAAATGTTAGCTATCTGGAATATGTCTGAGCAAAGATATAAGGCGTTTACTGGAGGTTTAAATAAAGGTGCGGGTCAATTTCCAAACGAGGAAAAAAATGCCCAAGCATGGACTAATTTCTGGATCGCTATTACAAAAACTGGTCAATTATTAGAATCTAAATTGATTAATGTATTAGGTAAATTAACTGAACCTTTAGCACAATTAACTGAAGCTGTAGCAGATGCACTTGTAGCATTTTTGGGAAGTAAAGAAGTAGAAGATGCTATTAAAGGTTTTGTTTCTGAATTAAAAGATCCAGATAATAAACAAGCATTAAAAGACTTTTTTGAGGGTATTTTTATTATTGGTAAAGCAATAGCTTATGTCATAAGTAAAATTCCTAATTTTGCAAAATGGGTAGCTGACTATACAAAAACTGAAGCTGGTAAAGGTCAGGATATAGTAGATTTCTTTAAAAAAGCTGGAGTTGCTAATGGTAATTGGTACGATCAATATAAAAAAGATGCTCCAAATAATGATATTAATTTAGGTAAAGTAGATCCTGAATTAGTTAATACAGCGCAAAGATTAGGATTAACAGTTAATAGCGGATATAGAACCCAACAAGAAGCTATATTAAAAAAGATTTGGCATCCGGGTTCTCACCATACTGTTTTAAATAAAGAAGGTTTTTCAACGGCTTTAGATATTGATATGGATCAGGCTTTAGCTTTAAGAGCAAAGTTTAAGACTGAAGAAGAATTTACTAAAGCTACAAACTTATGGCGACCTTATCTTGGTATGAAAGGTGAGGAAAACCATTTTGAATTAAAAAATCATCATTTAAAATTTGTTGATCCAAATCCCGGTAAAGATAATGTCTTTATTTATGATAATGATGGCACTTGTACTAAATTAGTGGCGATGAAATAATGACATCAATAGCAAAAACAATATTTTCAGGCGCATTTGAAATTGCACCTATATGGCTGGTTGGTGGATTAGTAGGCTATGCACCCCTTAATTTTCCAGCTATAAATTTAAGCGATCCTTTAAATTCTGGATTCTTTGCCCATTTTAAACCTTTAGCTGGAAGCACTTTAGCTCAATGGGATATTGCAACTTATCCAATGGCAAATTTTGCAACTGCCGCTAATGCTGTAGTTCAAAAGCCATTAAGTGTAAGTATGGCGATGATTTGCCCTGCACAAAATAATGGTGGCTATCTACAGAAAACAGCTATTTTAACGGCTATGCAATTTCTTATTCAAAATCATATTTCTAATGGTGGAACTTTTACTATACTGACACCAGCATTTGTATATGCTAATTGCTTGCTAACTGGTATTAGGGATATAACTCCACCAAGCGATAAACAAGTTCAATATGTATATCAATGGGATTTTACTCAGCCATTAATTACTACTTCACAAGCACAATCGGTTTTGGGTACATTAATGAATAAAATTCAAAGTGGATTGCCAACAACCTCAGCTTGGGGGGGTTAAATTATGACAACTTTTGTTAAATTTGATCCTGCTCTTACAGCAAATTTTCAATTTAATGCTACTTTAGATGGGGCAAATTATATTGTTATATGTACTTGGAATGTATATGGTGCAAGGTATTATTTAAGCGTATATAACAACAATGGAACAATTATTGTTACTAACCCTATAATTGCATCGCCTGATGATTTTGATATAAATTTAGTTTTTGGGTATTTTCAAACTTCTACTTTGGTCTATAGACTATCGTCAAATAATTTTGAAATATTTCCATGAGATTTTATAAAATTACAATAAGTCCACCAATTGAAGATCTTAATCGGTTTGAAGAATTTTCTTTTAGCTCTCAAACCAATGGAAAAGACAATTATTCTGCATTGCAATTAGATTTAGATATTTATCAAGAATCATATAGCCAATATTCAGCTAATGGCTTTATTAAAATAAATGGAATTGATTTAAAAGGTTTGGGAGAAATAGGAAATTACAATCCTAAATTAGTGCGTGGCAAACCAATTGAAATGTGCAAGATTAAAATTGAAGTTGGAATGTCTAAGGGTTTACCTTATGCTAATCCAAGTCAACAGGGAATAATTCTTATTGGCGGAATTATGCAAGCCTTTGCTAACTGGCAAGGTGTTAATGTATCTTTGGATATGATTGTTGCTCCAGCTTTCGCTGGAAGTAATGATTTAAATAATATTACTTTTGTTTGGAAGAAAAATACTGAATTAACCGATGCAGTAAAACTAGCTCTTGAAACTGCTTACAAACCAACAAAAGTAACAGGTTCATTTAGAACTGGATTAAAACAATCCGAAGATGCCCCAGAACAAAATTTTAATTTATTAAGTTTATCCAGAAAAGTAAATGCGGTCAGTAGAAACATTATTAAAGAACCTACCTATACTGGCGGGTTAATATGTGTTAATGATACTGGTTTTTATTTAACAGATAATGCAATAACTAAAACAGCCACAAAAACAATTAAATTTACCGATGTAATTGGTAATTTAACATGGCTTCAAATTGGCACTATTTCTGCAAAAGTAGTTATGCGAGGCGATTTGAATGTTGGTGATTACATTTCTTTTGAAAAAAACATCCCAATAAATAATACAGTAAATAATTTTTCTCAATACAGAAACAATATTTCTTTTGACGGCATTTTTTATGTTTCAAAATTACACCATATAGGAAGCAGTAGATCACCAGATGGCAATGGTTGGGTAACAACTATTGAAGCTATTGCTAATGGAGTGGGGTTATATTCAGCATGAGTTTAGGTCAAAAAATCCCTCTTGCTCAGTCAATAAGTGACTATGTACAGCAAGCAATAGAATTAAATCAAATGTCGAATGGGCTTCAATTGCCATGTCGTGTTGTTGCTGTAGATGGCGCAATCGTAACTGTTAATTTTGAAATTGACAATAATGGGGAATATACATTCCCACAAGTTAAAATGCCTATCGCCCAAAGCATTTATGTGCGCTTACCTGTACAAGTAGGCGATTTAGGAATTTGCGTTTCAGCAGATGTTCGTATAGGCGGGATAACAGGACTTGGTACTAAAGGCGCATTAGCTCCTTTAGTAAAGCCATTTAATCTTAGCGCATTAATTTTTGTTCCAGTAGGGGCAACAGATTGGGAAGCGGTTGATCCAAATGCGGTTAATATTAATGCTCCAAATGGCGCAGTAATCAGAGATACAGGAAACAATTGCGTTATTACTTTAACTCCTACTGGGGTAAATGTAACCATTGGAAGCACTAGCTTTCTTGTGGAAAGTTCTGGTGTTACAGTTAATGGTAAATTTACAGTAAATGGCAATGTTGAAACTACTGGAACTTTGAAAAATAATGGCGTAAGCGTTGGTAGCACTCATAAACATTCAGGTGTTCAAACAGGTATAAGCAATACAGGGAATCCAGTATGAGAACTTATGGCGTAGATCCAAGCACTCAACAATGGGTAGAAGTTTCAGAAACCAGTTATGTATGGTTGGCTACTTTAGCTCAAACTTTAAGATTAAATTTGGGTGAAAGCCCTTTTTATGCTAATTATGGTATTCCAGCACAAAACGCTGTTCATACTCAAATACCGCCTGATCTTGCTATAAATACTACTCAGGTTCAATATGCACCTTATTTTGCTAGTTTGACTGTTACAAATAGGCAAATAGCTCCAAATCCAATTTATAATATTAATGCGGTATTCCTAAACGGAACAATTATTTCTTCTCAGGTGGCTACTTAATGGCTCAAATAACGACTGCTGGAGCAATACCAGCTTTACCAACAGATCTATTAAATGCTGAAATTGCGGCGGCTACAGCTTTAGCACCCGGTTTAACAGCTAATCTTCCGGGTTCTCTTGTAGAAGATATGGCTTCTACAGCCGCTGGTGCGGTAGTAGTTCAAGATCAAGCTTTTGTAGACTTAGTTAATTCTATTAGTCCTGCAACTGCTAACCCTTCAATTCTTTATCAATTGGGGCAAGTCTATGGTGTCGAACAAGGTCAAGGTTCTAATACTTCCGTTTATGTTATTTTTACAGGTCTTGCTGGTTTTGTTATTCCTGTTGGATTTACTGTATCTGATGGTACTTACCAATATACAGTTCAGGATGGCGGAATTATTGCTACTTCTGGACAAACTTCTCCACTTTATTGTTTAGCAACAGTTCAAGGTTCTTGGGCTGTTCCATCTGGAACTGTTACGCAAATTATTACTTCTGTACCAGCAGGGTTTACCCTTACTGTTACTAATCCTGATGATGGATTGCCCGGTCTTACAGCACAAACAATTGCTTCATATCAAGCTCAAGTAATGCAAGCAGGAATGGTTACTGCTCAAGGTGTCCCTACTTTTATTAAAGCTCAACTGCAAAATGTTATAGGTGTACAAGCTAGGTTAATTTCTATTCGTCTGATAGCTACAAATCAATGGGAAATCATTGTAGGTGGTGGCGATCCTTATGAAGTAGGTAACGCCATATTTAATAGCGTTCCTGATATTTCTAATTTGGTAGGCTCTACTCTTGCTGTTACTGCTATTACTACAGCAAATCCGGGCGTTGTTACTACTGATTTAAATCATGGATATGCAACTGGACAAGTAATTACCATAGCTGGTGTAGATCCAGTTTGGTTTAATAATAACTACACCATTACTGTTATTGATGAAAAATCCTTTAGTTTAGGAGTAACAACTGTAGGTCATGCTTATACAAGTGGCGGTGTTGTAACGCCTAATTTACGCAATATAACTGTATCTATTGATGATTATCCAGATATTTATAGCATTATTTTTGTAAATCCACCTTCTCAAACTGTTAATATAACAATTACTTGGAATACTATTTCTACCAATTTAGTATCTCCAACTGCTGTAGCTCAACTAACAACCCCAGCTATTGTTGATTACATTAATAGTATTCCTGTTGGTCAACCAATTAATACTTATGAATTGCAAGATGCCTTTCAAAATGCAGTAGAACCCATTATTTCTGCAAGTCAAGTATCTAAAATTGACTATGTAGTGGCAATTAACGGAATAGATACTGCTCCAACTTCTGGTACTTTGCTTATTTATGGTGATCCTGAAAGCTATTTTTCTACTAATGCTTCATTGGTATCGGTAGTACAAGGCTAGTATGCTTACACAAGTACTTCCAGCTTATCTTTACCAGCAATATACAAAAGATCCGTATAACGAAGATTTACAGGCTTTTTTTACTGCTTACAATACTGAATCACAAACTAGGCTAGATGCCACTAATAGCTTAAATTTGCCTATTTATACAAAGCAAATAGCTCCTTTATTGGATTGGACAGCTTATGCCATTTATGGCGTAACTAGACCAAGCCTTGGCTCTCCTGCCAAGTTTTCGCCTTTAGGCGTATACGACACAATTCCTTATGACATAAACGCTTATTCAAGAAATATAACAACTGGTACAGCTAATCTTTATGTTGTTGATGATGACATCTTTAAGCGTATTTTGACTTGGAATTTTTATAAAGGTGATGGCTTCCAATACACCACACAATGGTTAAAACGCAGAATTAAACGCTTTCTTTTGGGTATAGATGGGGTTGATTTTCCAATTGATAATACTTATGAAATTAGTGTTACCTATGGCTCTAACAATGTAATAACATTAACAGTTCCAAATTATGCTGTAACCCCTATTTTTATATCAGCTTTGGAATCTGGCGTTTTAAATGTTCCGTTTGAATACAGTTATATAGTAGATATTTCATCAGGGGCAATACCTTGGAAAAACAATTCTAGCGCAACTATTGGATGGACAAATAGCTCAAGTATGCCAATTACTTGGTACACTCTCGTTTAAAGGATAATTTATGTCAGTTCCGTATACTTTTGCTTCCGCCTCATCAGCACTTCCTTTATCGGAATTGGATCTTAACTTTGCTACGCCCATTACTCTAGGCTCTCAGCCTATGATTTTAGGTAATACATATACAACAATAGCAGGGTTAACCCTTACTGCTCCTGTATTTACTGCTCCAGTTTTAGGAACTCCAACTTCAGGAAACTTATCAAATTGCACAGGAAGTCTTGCTGGATGTACTGGGTATACCTATGCCAATTTAGCTGGAACAGTACCAACTTGGAATCAAAATACTAATGGTAATGCGGCAACCGCCACTTTAGCGGCAACCGCCACTTTAGCTTCAACAGCTACTTATGCTACTACAGCGGGTAGCACCAATACTTTTGCCACAACTAACTTTTCTATTGCTGAATCTGGTGGTAAGCTATATTTTTATCATAATTCAACAACAATTGCTTCATTAGATTCTTCTGGAAACTTAATTGCTCTTGCTAACGTAACAGCATATGGAACACCATAATGGAAAATAATATTGACTTTAATTACGAATACTCTGATTTAAACTTATTTAAAACTAGGGTTCAAATCTTAACTGGCGAATATGCAGATACTATTTTAGAATTTGGCGGGTCACTTTTAGCTCAAGACGAAAATCAAAATACTTTTACTTTTGAGTATCAACTTTTTCAAATTCCTCAACATTTAAAAGGTATTGTTTTAAAAGGTACTAAAGATTTTGAAATGTTTTTAGGTTACTTATTAGTCGATATTATTGATAGTAGAAATAATGACCCAGAAGAAAAAAATAAATTAGAACAAGCTGCTAGTTTTAAAGGGGCTTTACCTAATACTATTAAAATTGACCCTTGGTTTTATAACAAACAGGCGACAGTAATATGACATTAAATTCATCAGGACCAATTAGCTTAGCTGGCGCTACTGCTGGGCAGTCTATTGCTGTAGAGCTTGCATTAGGCACTACGACAGTAATTAGTTTGAATGATTCAGCGGTAAGGACTTTGGCTGGTGTACCAAGTGGTGCAATTACGATGCCCACGAATTTTTATGGCAAATCAAATACTGTAACTATTAGCTATACATTTACTTCTTCAACAACTAACGCTTCTTTAAATATATCTTCTATTAGCGGATATAGTGCAGGAAAATCTATTATTACAGTTACAGTAAATAGCGGCATTTATTTATATGCAACAACAACTGGAAACTATGGTTTAAATCTTACTGGTGGAACTACTGGCGATACTTTAACCCTTGTAAATAATGGCTACATTATGGGTCAAGGTGGAAAAACTAGTGCTGGTGGTCCAGCATTGAACATTGGAACTGGAATTGGTTTAACTATTAATAATGTTGGCTATATTGGTGGTGGAGGAGGTGCAGGTAGAAATGCTCACTATATCTTCAATGCTGGTGGTGGTGGTGGTGCTGGCGGAGGAGCTGGTAGTAATTATTGTGGTTTTGTTACTGGTGGAGCTGGTGGAGCAATTGGTGGAAGTGGTGGTAATGGTGGCACTTCTTGTGTTAGTTGTTCGACATTTGGTGGAGGAGGTGGTGGTGGCAGAATTTTCCCAGGATCAGGAGGAGCTGGCGGTTGTAGTGGATGTGTTCGTTTTATTGCTGGTGGTAATGGTGGCGGTTCTGGTGGCGGGGGCTCTGGTTTTTTTAGTTGTAGTAAGGGCGGTAATGGTGGTTCTGGCAGCTCTAGTGGCACTAATGGATCTGGTAGTTGTGCTCACTACGGCGCTGGAGGTGGTGCTGGCTGGGGTGCAACAGGTGGTAGCTCTCTTTGCGGTGCTGGTTATAGTGGTGGTAAAGCTATTAACAAAAATGGCAAAACAGTTACCTTTTCAGCAGGATGCACTAGAGTTTATGGAGCAGTTTCATAATGCAAATATATGTTATAAACAATCCAACACAAAATATTATTGATTATGTTTGCGATAGTCAAGCAACTATTGACGCAGGTCAAACTGCGGGCTATGTAGGTACGTTTACTATTGGTACAGAATCAAATGCAAATGCAATACTGGCAACTAACCAACAAGCGTGGCTTACTGCACAAGAGGGTATTTTTTGTGTTAATAAAAATGTTATTACTTCTGATGGTCATATTGAATGGATAACAGTAAACTTAAACACAGAACCAGCAAATACTGATGTAGTTTATAGATTGCTTAATACACCCAATGGGGATTGGGTTGAAGAAACTGGTTTAATTCCAGCGCAAACCGAATTTGAAACAATTCAACAAAATTATTTAATATTTAGCAATTTAAGTTCAGTAATATTTTGGACTGAATGGAAACCTTTACCAACACCACCTAAATCATAAAAATGACAAACCAACTAACAATAGAATCAGTATTTCCCACCAATGTTTATAGCATTGATAAACCTGAATTTTTGGATGTTGCACGAACGGTAGCGGTAGAATTTTTAGATAAACGACATAAAGAAACAACATTAAATGAAGCTTTCCCATGCTACATGACAGAATCACTTAATGTAGACCCAAGAATGTTACCCTTTGCAAACTATGTAGCCCAAACAGCTTGGAATATTTTGCAAGAACAGGGTTATGAAGTTACCAATATGACTACTTATTTTGAATCAATGTGGTGTCAAGAACATCATAAGGGTTCTTTAATGGAACAGCACATACACGGAAATGGGAATCAAATTGTTGGTTTTTACTTTTTAGATGTTCCAGAAGACGGTTCTAAAGTTATTTTTTATGATCCAAAGCATAGTAAAGTTCAAATTAATTTACCAGAAATAAACGCTACTCAATCAACACCAGCAAGTAATATTATTAATTACGAAGCAAAGCCAGGTACTTTAATGTTTACAAATGCTTGGTTGCCACATTCATTTACTAAAAATATGTCTGATAGTCCAATGAAATTTATTCATTTTAATATAAATGTCAAATTAGCAGATACATATTTTTGCCCATCGAAAGTAGAAGTGATATGAAATACAAAATCCGTTTTAATAAAACTCGTGGTCAAGAAGGTCGTGGAACTGTTGACCATGTTTGGCGTGTGTTTGAAGGTGACAAAGAATACTTAGTTAAACATTTTCAACTTAATGTGCCTTCTTTTAGCGAAATTGACGAAAGCGGTGTTGATTGGAATCTTTGTTGTAATGGTGTTTTAAGTTTTGACAAAGAAACATCGACAGCAATATTTAACAAAAAGTAACTATTAAACTAAGTAGTTTTTAGATACAATATGTAAAATCGCTTGGTGATGCAAGCAGATCAGATCAAGGAAAAGTTATGACTGTTCAGCTTTATGCCAATAATGCAAAAACAACGCTGGCATCACCAATTAATGCTACTCAGACTACCATTACAGTAGCGCCGGGTACTGGTTCGCTTTTTCCAAACCCTAGTTCTGGTCAAGCATTTAAAGTAACTTTAGTTAGTGCTTCTTCTGTTACTGTTTATGAAATTTGCCTTTGTACCGCAAGATCAACTGATACTTTAACAGTAGTAAGAGCGCAAGAAGGAACTTCTGGTACTCCATTTTTATTAAATGATGTTGTCGGTAATTTTGATACTGCTGGTGTAATGGATGGTTTAGTTCAATCTGTTCAGCTTCAAAATCAATATTATTTGTTTGCTGTGGCTAGTGGAACAGCAAATGCTTTAACGGCAACCATTCCATCAACTCTTACTGCTTTAACAGATGGAATGTCTATTGTTATTAAATCTGGATATGCAAATACTGGAGCAACTACTTTAAATATAACTTTAGGTTCTACAGCAACGGGAGCTTTGCCTATTGTTTCTGGTAATAATTCAGCACTTGTAGGAAATGAAATTCCTTCTGCTGGATACCCAATTACTTTGTCTTATAGTTCTACTTACAACGCATGGGTAATTACCAATGCAAATGTTAATTTAAATGCGTATGCTTTAATTAATAGCCAAACATTTACTGGAACTCCTAGAGTACCTACAGCACCATTTAATGACAACAGCACCATTATTGCTAGTACAACTTGGGTTCAAGGGCAATTAGCCAATTACGCACCTATTTTTAGCCCTGCTTTAACGGGAATTCCAACAGCACCAACAGCCTCAAGCGGAACTAACACTACTCAAATAGCTACTACGGCTTTTGTACAAAACCAATTGCAAATTGTAAAAGGTTTAGGTTTTGGTGGGACTACTTGGAATGATGTAACAGGCTCAAGAGGAAATGGAGTTCAATACACAAACAGTTATTCCTATCCAATTGCTGTTTCTGCTACTGGTGGTGCTGGTGGGTACTCTACTTTGCATGGATATGTTAACGGAATTCTTATTTCAGAATTTAATTGGCAATTTAATGGAAATGGCGCACATGGCGGATGTTTTATGATTGTCCCGCCGGGAGCTACTTATCAAATAAATGGCGATAGCGGTATTCAAAGATGGACTGAACTTTATTAAGGAAATATTATGACTTACAACTATGGTAGCCCCATTACAGGCACTCTTACTGGAACTACTTTAGAGGTATTAGTTCCTAATTTAGTTTACCCAGCAACTATTGTTTTGAATTCTGCCGCTGTAGGTAGAGCAATTCAACTATCTTTAGATAGTGGAGCTACTTTTCTTACAGCAGTTACTCCTACTGGAACAGCTACAGGTCAAATTTATTATGTCTTAACCTTTCCTGTAACAATGCTTAAATTTACTGGTGTAGCCGCTGATACTTACGCAATTCTTTAATAGCGTTGAATAAGGAAATATTATGACAATGCTATTATTTGCAAATCAAGCACAAACAACTCTTGCCGCACCAATAACAAGTGTAGATACAACTTTAATTGTTGCAAGTGGTACTGGTCAATATTTTCCTCAACCAGTAGGCGATGAAATATTTAAAGTTACTTTAATTAATTCAACCAATAATTTACAAACTGAAATTTGCAATTGCACAGCTAGAACAGGTGATGTTTTAACAGTTCAAAGGGGTCAAGAAGGAACTGTTGCTCAAGCATGGAAATTTAGTGACTTTGTTACAAATTTAGTTACTGCTGGAACATTGCAATCTTTTAGCCAAGTTTCAGGATGGAGTGGTTACTCTGGAATTAGCGGGTATTCAGGTATTTCTGGTTATTCAGGTTTCTCTGGCTTTTCTGGAATTTCTGGGTATTCTGGATCAGGTGTATCTGGATTTTCAGGGGCTTCTGGAATAAGCGGATTTTCTGGTTATAGCGGATTTTCGGGATATTCTGGAATAAGCGGATTTTCTGGAAAATCTGGATTTAGCGGAATTTCAGGTTTTAGCGGATTTAGCGGCATATCAGGATATTCAGGTAAATCAGGATTTAGTGGAATTTCTGGCTATTCAGGATTTAGTGGAATTTCAGGTTATTCAGGATTTAGTGGAATTTCAGGTTATTCAGGAAGTGGTATTAGTGGATATTCAGGTTTTTCTGGATATTCTGGTTTACCCGGTGCGGCAATTAATGTTATTGGAACTGTTCCAACAGCCGCAGATTTACCACCAACAGCAAATATAAATGATGCGTATGTTACTGCTGACACAGGAAACCTATGGGTTTATACAGTATCAGGATGGATTGATATTGGACAGTTTGTTGGTGATAGTGGCTATAGCGGTTACTCTGGTTCTGGTGTTTCTGGGTATTCTGGGTATTCTGGTGATTCAGGTATATCAGGATTTAGCGGCAATTCAGGCATAAGTGGTTACTCAGGTGATTCTGGAATTTCTGGTTACTCTGGTTATAGTGGCATATCAGGTTTTTCAGGTGATTCTGGTATTTCAGGCTTTTCAGGTGATTCTGGTATTTCAGGCTTTTCAGGTGATTCTGGTATTTCAGGCTATAGCGGTGATAGCGGTATTTCTGGTTACTCAGGTGATTCTGGAATAAGTGGGTTCTCAGGAGATAGCGGTATCTCTGGTTTTAGCGGAGATTCTGGAATTTCAGGATTTAGTGGTGATAGCGGAATAAGTGGCTATTCAGGTTATTCTGGAGATTCAGGAATTTCTGGCTATTCAGGTGATAGCGGAATTTCGGGTTATAGCGGTGATTCAGGGCTAAGTGGTTATTCTGGCGATTCTGGTATTAGTGGTTATTCTGGATCAGGAATTTCTGGTTATTCTGGAGATAGCGGTATTAGTGGTTATTCTGGAGATAGCGGTATATCTGGCTATTCAGGTGACAGCGGTATATCAGGGTATTCTGGCGATAGCGGAATCTCAGGATTTAGTGGCGATTCAGGAATATCGGGGTATAGTGGCGATTCTGGTATTTCTGGTTGGTCTGGTAATTCAGGAATTTCAGGATATTCAGGAATTTCAGGTTTTAGCGGAGATAGTGGTATCTCAGGATATTCAGGCGACAGCGGTATATCTGGTTTTAGTGGCGACAGCGGTATATCTGGATTTTCTGGTGATTCAGGAATATCAGGTTACAGCGGAGATTCTGGTATTTCTGGCTACAGCGGGGTTAGCGGTTATTCTGGAGATTCTGGTATTAGTGGTTTTAGCGGCGAATCAGGATTTAGCGGTATTTCTGGCTATAGCGGATTCTCTGGAGAATCTGGTTACTCTGGATTTTCAGGTATATCAGGCTATTCAGGCTTTTCTGGTGAGTCAGGTTTCTCAGGTATCTCTGGTTACTCTGGCTTTTCTGGAGAGTCAGGCTATAGCGGCATTAGTGGCTATTCGGGCTTTAGCGGAATTTCTGGCTATTCTGGTATCTCAGGATTTAGTGGCATCTCTGGCTACTCAGGTGATTCAGGAATATCTGGTTTTAGTGGCGACAGCGGTATATCTGGGTATTCTGGATCAGGCATATCAGGCTACAGCGGTTCTGGTATTTCTGGTTATAGCGGATTACCGGGTGCATCCATTGTTATTAAAGGGACTGTACCTAACGAAACTTTTTTACCACCAACAGGCAATCAATTTGATGATGCTTATGTAACCGCAGACACAGGCGATTTATGGGTTTGGTCAGGTACAACATGGAATAATATTGGACAGTTTGTTGGAACAAGCGGTTACAGCGGATTTTCTGGTTATTCAGGATCAGGAATAAGCGGTTTTTCAGGTTACTCAGGTTCTGGTATTTCTGGGTACTCTGGTTCTGGTATTTCTGGATATTCAGGCGATTCAGGAATATCTGGCTACTCAGGTGATTCAGGAATATCTGGTTATTCTGGAAGTGGTGTAAGTGGTTATAGCGGATATTCTGGCATTTCAGGTTACTCTGGTATTTCAGGATTTTCAGGTGTATCAGGCTATTCTGGAGATTCTGGTATTTCTGGCTATAGTGGAATTTCGGGATATTCTGGTTCTGGAATTAGTGGGTACTCAGGATCAGGAATAAGCGGATTTTCAGGGACTAGCGGATTTTCGGGGTATTCTGGAATTAGCGGGTACCGCGGATTTTCAGGCGATAGCGGTATTTCTGGATTTAGCGGTTTTTCTGGAATAAGTGGATATTCTGGCTTTGGTATTTCAGGTTACTCTGGATTTTCAGGAATTAGTGGCTATAGCGGTTCAGGCGTTTCTGGTTTTTCTGGATACAGCGGTTCTGGAATAAGTGGATTTAGTGGATACTCTGGATCTGGAATATCAGGTTTTTCAGGTTACTCTGGAAGTGGTATTTCAGGATTTAGCGGCTATAGCGGTATTAATGGCGCAACAGGAACATCAGGATTTAGCGGTTATTCAGGAAATAACGGAGCTACTGGCACTTCTGGATATAGTGGCTATAGCGGAACAAATGGTTCAACAGGAACTAGCGGTTTTTCTGGATATAGCGGAACTAATGGCAGTAATGGGGCAACAGGTACTTCAGGTTATTCAGGATATTCAGGTACTAACGGGACAAATGGTGGGCAAGGGACTTCAGGTTATAGCGGTTACTCAGGTGCTACAGGTGCTACAGGAGCAACTGGAGCAACAGGTGGTACAGGAGCAACAGGCACATCTGGTTACTCAGGATACAGCGGAGCAATTACTACTGGTTCTAATGCTCAAGCTAACAGTTTAGGAGTTGGTACTGCGGCTTCTGGAACAACAGGTGAAATTCGTGCCACAAACAATGTGACCGCTTATTATTCTGATGATCGTTTAAAAACAAAACTTGGTAATATTGAAAATGCTCTTGAAAAATTGCGTACTTTAAATGGTTTTTATTATGAAGCCAATGAAGTTGCTCAAGCTTTGGGTTATGATGTTAAGCGTGAAGTTGGCGTATCTGCTCAACAAGTTCAAGCGGTATTATCTGAAATTGTTGTACCAGCACCAATTGATGAGCAATATTGGACAGTTAGATATGAAAGACTTTCTGCTTTGATTATTGAAGCTATTAAAGAATTGGCTGACCAAGTGGATGAAATAAAGAAAAAACTTAATTAACTAAAGGATTAGTGATGCAATCCCCAAAATATTCGGTAGTGATACCGACTTACAATAATTGTGAGAAATATCTAAAACCTTGTATTGATTCCATAATCAAATACACAGAAATGACTGACATAGAGTTGGTCATTTCTGCTAATGGCTGTACTGATAACACTAAAGCGTATTTACAATATTTAAAAACTGCTATTCCTAATATGCAATGGTGGTGGAATGATGAACCTCTAGGCTTTGCCAAAGCCACTAATGTCGGTATTAAAGCCGCTAAAACAGATAAAATAGTATTGCTTAACAATGATACTTTGTTGTTAGAACAACCAAAAAATCAATGGTTAAATAGGTTAGATGATTTTCATGCTGACATATCTTCAGTATTAACCCTACATTCTAAAATTACACAACAAAAGTTTGGTGTTTTCTTTTGCACAATGATTGATAAAAAAGTATTTCAAACTATTGGTTTATTGGATGAAAATTTTGAAACTGGTGGATGTGAAGATATAGATTTTTGCTTTAGGGCAGATCAGAATGGTTTTAGCCTTGTAGATGTTGGCTCTAAAGGTGATTTCCCTATTTATCATGTAGCAGAGGGAACAGTTCATGATCCTGAATTGGTATCAGATTGGGAGCAAAAGTTTTATAAAAATGAATTGAAATTAGCCAAGAAATACAACATGGATCACTATAGATATTTGCTTCAAAATAACTATGAAAGAGCCGTATTTCTTAAAGGTGATCCAGTATTTCCTAGAGAAACTCAAAGGTATCAATGGGCTAGGCAAAATTTAAGAGGTACATCTATATTAGAGATTGGTTGTTCTACTGGGTATGGATGTCAATTTTTACCTGATAACTATACTTATATGGGTATAGATTACGATCCAATTATTATTCAAATTGCTAAAGAACAAGAATGGCGAGCTAATTGCGAATTTGTTAATGTTGATATTAATAAAATTGGAATTGACCACTACGACATTATTATTGCTTTTGAAGTAATTGAGCATTTAGACAATGGTTTAGAGATTGTTGAAATGCTTAAACGACATTGCAAACGACTTTTAATTACAGTTCCCCATAATGAGCCTAAAGGCTTTTGGGGTGAACACCATAAATTGCATGGTTTAAATGAAAGTAATTTTTCTGGTTTTCATTTTAATTACATTAACCATAATGGTGAAATATCAGATGTAATGCAAGAAGTTACACCTGAAAACCCAAGTAACTTAATGATTTGTAGGTGGGATAATGCCTAAAATACTATGCTCAATAGCAACTAGGGGGCGTTATCACACAACGCTTCCTTTAGTTTTAGAAGCTGTTATTAATCAAACTTGGCTACCTAACAAAATTGTTATTTTTGACGACAATGATGAACCCCAAGATATGCGAAAAGAAATGATTTATCAGCATTTCTTTCAAATAATGGCTATTAAAGGTATTGAATGGGAGTGGTTATTTGCTGAAAAAAAAGGACAACATCACATTCATCAAATGGCTAATCGTATGGATTTTGATTGGGTTTGGCGTGTAGATGATGATTGCGTTCCTGAAGCCACAGTCTTGCAAAGCCTGTATAGCCATGCTACACAGTTTCCCAATGTTGGGGCTGTAGGTGGTGCAATTCTTACTCCACCATTACAAGATACTTCTAAATCTACGGGGTTAATTAAAAACATTGATTCTGAGCCTAATATTCAATGGAATTTTATTGATGGCATTAGGGAAGTAGAGCATTTACATTGTTCTTTTTTATATCGGGCAGGGGTCTATGACTTTAATTTAGGTCTTTCCAGAGTAGCTCATCGTGAAGAAACGCTATTTACCTATGGTTTATACAAAAAAGGATATAAAGTATTGGTTGTACCTAATGCTGTTTCTTGGCACATGAAAAACCCTCAAGGGGGTATTCGTGCTGAAACAAAGAAGGAGATGTACGACCATGACGAACAAATATTTAGAAACACACTCAGTTTTAATGACAATACTGTTGTTGTTCTCAATTCTGGACTTGGGGATCATATTGTATTTAATTCCATATTGGGTTCTATCAAAAATCCAGTTGTCTTTGGTTGCTATCCTGAAATAATCCCTTGTCGTTCTATAGCTGAAGCACAGCACCTTTTTGGTAACATAGATCAATGGAATATCTATGGCAAGATGGATCAATGGAAGTGGACTGATAGCTTAGAAAATGCCTACAGAAAGCTTTATTTATGATAATCATTCACCCTTTTGCCAAACCATTAAGAAATGGCAAAACTAACCCTAAAAACTACCCTTATTGGAAACAATTAATCTCCATGATTAATGAACCTATTATTCAAATAGGCGTAGAAGGAGAAGAACAGTTAGTTTATGATTTTCGTAAAAATTTGCCAATCCCAGAACTTAGAAAGTTAATCCAAGAATGTCGAATTTGGATTGGCGTAGACAGCTTTTTTCAGCATTTAGCTTGGGATGAAAAAAAATCGGGCATTGTTCTTTGGTCAGTATCAGACCCATTGATATTTGGACACCCAGAAAACACCAATTTACTTGAAAATCGTGATAATCTATCAAAAAATCAGTTTCTTTGGTGGGAAGCAACAGAACATAATCCTAGTAGTTTTGTAAAGCCAGAGATTGTTAAAAATTATTTATAAAAAGGCTTTTTATGTTTGACCAAACACTTTTTAATTATGCGTTAGCTTTATGTGGTGCTTTGGGCGGATGGGTTCTAAAAGTTATTTGGGATGCAGTTAAAGATTTACAAGCGGCAGATAAGGTTTTGGTAGAAAAAGTAAACACTATTGAGATTCTTATAGCTGGAAACTATATGTCTAAATCAGATTTTGACAAAATTGCCGCCGCTATTTTTGCAAAATTAGACAAAATAGATGATAAGTTGGATAGAAAGGCAGATAAAAATGTTTAAAACTATTTGTGCTTTACTTCGTAAAAAACCTGAACCAGCTATTATTCCAGTTTTTCCTGTTAAAAAGAAACCAGTAGCCAAAAAAGTAGCGGCTAAAACTGTTAAAAAAACTGTTAAAAAACCTGCCCCTAAAAAGAAATGAAAGCCCACAAATCGAAAACCATGTGGTTTTCTTTAGCATTAGTAGTATTTGGTGCTTTATTTGATAACTTATCCTATGTCCAAAACATTATTGATCCAAAATATTATGGCTTTATCATTATTGCTATTGGCATTATCGTTGCTGTACTTCGCTTTGTGACATCAAAGCCTATTCAATAATGTTTCCATTATCCATAAATAGTTACATAATGATTGG